CGACTCAACCGCAACGAAATCGCTTCGCACCCTTGCTTCTGGAATGATGAGCGGCATCACTTCACCAGCGCGGCCCTGGTTTCGGTTAACCACTTCTGACCCTGCGCTAGCAGAGCTTGGACCCGTCAAAGGGTGGCTTTATCTAGTGACGCAAAGAATGTCGGCCTTCTTTTTGAAGTCAAACCTATACCGGGCGCTACCTTTGGCCTATGCCGATATCGGTCTTTACGGAACCGCTGGCCTTGGAGTTGAAGAAGACGACAAAGAACTGCTCAATGCCCAGGTGTTTCCAATCGGTAGTTACATGATTGCAAAAAACACTAAGGGTCAGGTCGATGTTTTTATCCGAGATTTCAGGCTAACGGTTCGGCAACTTGTGGAAAAGTTTGGGGTCTTAAACCCAAAAACAGGCTCCCCGGATTGGTCTAATTTCAGCCCAACGGTAAAGCATTCCTGGGATAACTCAAATTATGAGTCATGGGTTGATGTATGTCAGGTCATCGAGCCCAACCACTTTTATGATCCCAGGTACATGAATTCAAAATATAAGAAATTTTCTAGCTGCTACTACGAGCGCGGAAAAGACATGGCAGGCGATGTTTATTTAAGAGAGTCCGGCTATGATTATTTCCCAGTGCTGGCTCCGAGGTGGGAAGTCACGGGTGAGGACGTTTACGGAACGAACTGCCCAGGCATGACCGCTTTGCCTGATATTAAGATGCTTCAGACCATGCAAAAGCGAAAAGCCCAGGCGGTTGAAAAAATGGTCAACCCCCCCATGACTGCGACCAATGACATGAGAAACACGGTCAACAGTGTGCTACCTGGGGACATTACTTACATGCAAACAGGTAACTCCGTGTTTAAGCCAGCCTATCAGGTGGAGCCGAGAATTAATGAGTTGGTCTTAGACATTCAAGACACCAGACAATCTATTCAGAAAGATTTTTACGAAGACCTGTTTTTGATGCTCGCCACACTCGACCGCAGGCAGATTACAGCCCGAGAAATTGATGAGCGCCATGAAGAAAAACTATTGGCACTAGGCCCAGTGCTTGAGCAGCTTAATCAAGACTTGCTTGACCCATTGATCGACATTGCTTTTGACACCATGGTTCGCACGCAGCGGGTCCCAGACCCTCCACCAGAGCTTCAAAACCAAGACCTGAAAGTTGAATATATTTCAATTATGGCTCAATCCCAAAAGCTGATCGGAATTGCCGGGATTGACCACTTCACCAACTTTGTAAGCCATGTTGCGGCAGCAGTTCCAACGGTCTTAGATAAGATCGACACCGACCAGTTGATTGATATCTATGGCGACATGACCAGCGTCCCACCTGGGATCATTAGGCCAGACAAGGACGTAGAAACCCTCAGGCAGTCGCGAGCAAAGCAAATGCAGCAACAACAAGCCGCTGAAAACATGAGGCAGGGAGCAGTAGCAGTTAAAGACCTGGCTGGCGCAAATACAGAAAGCAAAAATGCTCTGACTGATCTCATGCAAAAGGCACAAAGAAACCAAAACGCTAACGCCCTTGGAATTCAAACCTCTGGGCTAGGATAAACGAAAGGATAACCCAACATGGCAATCAGCATTTCCGCATCACTCACCGCTGCCGGGACTGGAAGTAACCAGCTTTTCATGAAACATGGCGAGTCGTTTTTGTACTCGATCACAGGGACATTTGTAGCTACCTGGCTTCTGCAAATGAGCCAAAACGGGGGCATCACCTGGAAAACGATTGCAAGCGGCAGTTCAACCAGCAGCAATAACGTGGTGCAAGCATCCTTTACGGACGGGGGAAGCGGCATCTACCGGGTGTATTGCTTGGCCTACACCTCTGGAACAATCACCGTTGCAATCGCTTCGGGCGCTGCTTCGATCAACATTCACGGCCCTCGGTGGAGCCCTGCCGCCTTGACGACTGGCACCTCTACAACACCAGGGGCTACCACGGTTTACCTAACCCCAATTTATGTGATTGCCCCGTGTGTTTTAACTGGCGTTGCCATTTCCAATGGTGAGACAGTCGGCACTGACAAATACATAGCGGCAATCTTTGATGCCACGGGCGCACCGCTTGGATACTCTGCTCTAGCTGGAACAACAACGTCGGGAGACGATGTTTTTCAAACCCTGGCGCTGACTGCATCACTTCCAATCGTGGCACCGCAGTTGATTTACGTGGGGCTATATGTGAACGGGACGACAGACCGTTTCAGAAGCATTCCGGCAGCAGGGGCGCAAGCTGGCTATTGCGGAAGCGTTGGAAGTCAGACATTCGGAACTGTAGCCAACGTAGCCCTTCCGACCACCTTCACTGCCGACAAAGGACCCGTTTGCTACGTTTATTAATTGTAGGAACTCATGACACAGGAAAGTTTGGTTAAAAACGCATCGAATGAAGGACAGGTTCGAGCGGCTCAGAAAAGAGCCAAGGACCGAGAAGGTCTTTTCGTCTCTGATCTGAGGAGGGTTTTAAACACGCCAGAGGGACGCAAAGTCCTTTGGCATATTCTTGAACACTGCAAAGTGTTTCATTCTATTTGGGAAAGCTCAGCGCGCATTCATTACAACGCTGGAGTTCAAGACGTAGGCCATTATGTGCTTGGCGAAATCATGAAAGCAGATGAAAATATTTTTCTAACTATGATGAAAGAAAATAAAGAGGGATAACTAGAAGTATGGGCGCAGAAGTAACAGAGCAACAGACCAACACACCAGCACCCGAGCAAAATGGCGACGCACCAGCGGCATCGGCCAAATCGGGCAACACCATGCTCACACAAGACGAGCCGAAAGCCCCTGAGACCAAAGAGGCTAAAGACGTTCTTTACAAGGGCGAAGACAAGAAAGAAGACTCAGCGGCTCCCACGGGGGCCGACAAAAAAGATTCTAAAAGTGATAGTGGTAGTAAGGACCAGAAACCCAACGGAGAAGCTAAGAAAGAAGAAGCCACGGCTTACGACTTGAAGCTTCCCGAAGGTTCGCAACTGTCTAAGGCAGAGCTTGAAGAGATTGCAGCGTATGCACGCGAGCAAGGCTTTTCACAAGAGCAAGCACAAAAGGCAGTCGAGCGAGAGAGTAAGGCCGTTTCCGCCTTCGTCCAAAAGCAAACGGAAGCACTTCAACAAAAGAAAGGCCAATGGGAGTCCGACATTAGAGCCGACACTGAAGTGGGGGGAATTAAGTTCGAAGAGAATTTAACCCACGCCAGGAAAGCACTTAATCGCTTCGGAAGCCCCCAGTTACTTAATGAACTGGAAACGACCGGATTAGGCAATCACCCTGAAATGATCCGACTCATGGCTCGCATTGGAAAAAGCATGGCTTCAGACAGTTTTATTCAGGCACCTGCAAGTCAGGGCGAGAGTAAACCTAAGTCGTTAGCTGAGAGGCTTTATCCGAAACACTATGAAAAAAAGGATGGCTAAAATATGGCAACTCTAAGCTCAAACGTTCTTACACTTGTTGACTGGGCAAAACGTCTTGACCCAGATGGATCAGCAGCGGTCATTGCAGAAATGCTCAGTCAGAGTAACGAAATCCTGACTGATATGCCTTTCAAGGAAGGTAACCTTCCCACAGGCGAACGCACCACGGTTCGAACTGGCTTGCCCAGCGTCTATTGGCGCTTGGTCAACCAAGGGACCGCAGTGTCGAAAAGCACGACCGCACAGATTGATGAGTCCTGCGGAATGCTGGACGCATGGTCCGAAGTCGATAAGGCTTTGGCTGATCTGAACTCCGATGTTGCAGCTTTCCGATTAAGTGAAGCCGCTGCATTCATCGAAGCAATGAACCAGGAAATGGCCCAGACCCTATTTTATGGGAACTCTGGAACCGCTCCCGAAGAGTTCAACGGCCTGGCCGTTCGATACTCCTCTTTGTCTGCCGCTAACGCTGCAAACATCATTGATTGCGGTGGATCCGGCTCCGACAACTCCTCAATTTGGCTTGTAGGCTGGGGTGAGCAGTCTTGTTTTGGGATCTTTCCAAAAGGTTCCAAGGCCGGGTTAGTTCATGAAGACCTGGGCATTCAGACAGTCGAAACCACTGCCGCAGTTGGTGGATCTCGCATGAGGGCTTACCAGGACCACTTTGAGTGGAAAATGGGCTTGGCTTTGAAAGACTGGCGTTTCAGCGTCCGCGCTGCAAACATCGACATTTCAAACCTTGTTGCCAAGTCTTCGGCAGCAGATCTTTACGACACCATGATTAAAATGGTTCACCGCTTGCCGAACAAAAACATGGTCAAACCTGTGTACTACATGAACCGAACCTGCTTTGAGTTCTTGGATATTCAGGGGCGTGACGATGTGCAGACAGGCGGTCAGTTGAGCTACGAAAACATTGAAGGAAAGCCAGTCTACACTTTCCGAGGTTATCCTGTGCGTATCTGTGACGCATTGCTTGAAACCGAAACACGCGTAACCTGATTTATTCCTTTGGCAAATACCAAAACGAATAAAACAGAAAACAAGGAGATTAAAAAATGTATCAAGACGCAATGCTACTTTTTTCGGACGCTCAGGCAGTAACCGCTGCTGCTGCTTCCACAAACGTTGTTGATTTAAGTGTGGCTCGCAACATCGGAGTGGGGCAAGAACTTTATGTTGTTGTCACAGTCGATGTGGCAATGACTGATGGAAGCTCTGACTCGACTCTGACCGTTGATCTTTACGGTGATTCTACAACTTCATTCACACCGGACGGAACACAGCGGTTGTTTATTATCCCTGCTCTGTCGGCTGCTGGTGCAAAATTCATTGCACGAATTAATCCAGACTTTGCGGCAAACTACCGCTATTTGGAACTGTATTACACTCCAAACAACGGTAACTTGACCACTGGATCATTCACCGCGTTTATTACTCACAACGTGGATGCATTCACCGCTTACGCCAAGGGCTACACAATTAGCTAAGGCTAATTGATTAAGGACTGAGCAAACATGAAGGTTAAAGCACTAAAACTTGGCTACTACGGTGAAAGAAGAATTAGAGAGGGCCAGGTGTTTCACCTGAAACCGATCAAAGTCATCCGTAGAGACAAAAAGAATGGAGACCTTAAAAAGGTAATCATTCCGGTGGAAGATCAGTTTTCATCCAAGTGGATGTGGGACCTCTCGAAGGGTGAAAACCCTCCTGAGTTTCCCGATCTTGAGGATGACGAAAAGGAAGACCCGGTTGATGCAATTCTAAATGCTCATAAGAAAAAGC